TTAGAGGGTTGCTTAAAAGTCGCTACAATAGCTCCATTGATAACGACCCTTAAAACGAATCTGTCTGCAGATCCTAGGGTTCCGAGTGTGAAGACGTTTGGCGCGTAGGCCAGGTTCCAGTTGTTTGGTTGTGATGATAACGTTGCCATTACAAATCTAAGTTTTCATTTATAAGTTCTGCCATTCGATCAACGAGCTCGTTAATATCGAAGAACTGTTTACCATTTAATCCGTTTCTGTGGATTGCTACACGGACACCAAATGGTAAGTCTCCGCCAATCATTTTGTTTTGGGGGTTGAACGAGTAGGTGCTTCCTTCACGTTGAGGTAGGAAGGCACTGACCTCTTCAGGGACGCCAAATTGACGAGTCGCGTTATTGGTACCCTTAACTCCGTAATTTTGATAGAAGCCATAATCTGCCATTGAGATTCCAAAATACTGGTTGTCGATTAGGCGTACTGAAAGTGAATCTCTAAGCGCACCCGTATCAACCGGAAAGTTTGGATTGTTTTTAATTTCGTTTATCAACACCTGTGCAGCATTGTTAATAGCAGTTTCAAGGTTTACCGGGATTGATTCGCCGATATCCTCAATAGCTGCTGCAATTTGTTCAGGTGTTAGGGCCATTAGATTGCTTTGTAAATTTTTAAAGTACTAGGCGGTACGCTTTTGACATTAAATGAGCTACTTTCTGGTTCATTTCCAATAGCTAATAGAGTTACTACTGAAGCTTCTACTTCAAACTCTGCATGCACGTCATAAATTGTAGTAGTATTTTCAAATGAAGCTGGCCAACCTGTTATAAGTGTTGGTTTAACCCAAGTAGTTGTAACGCCATTAAAAACTTTTAAAGCGGGGCCATCTGAAAATGGCCATGAAGGGCTATTTGTTGTGATTTTACCGTCAAACACTAACTTATAATTTGAATTATAATCTGCAACGTCATAGTTGTAGAAGCCCATGTTACCATCATTAAGTGTGATACCCGTGAAAGCAATTGATGCACCAGCAGAAGTTGTTTGCAAACTTTCTGTATAAACATCTACTATTAGTTCATAATCTAAATTATTAATAAAAGGTGCAATGCAATCGTTTAGTCCGTCTTTAACAGTTAACTCAATGGTTGCTGTGACGCCTGAAACTACATCGTCGTATTTTTCTTTGAATGGGATTACTGACACATTCAAGTTAAAGTCGTAATCTGATAGGTGGTAGTAGAAGTGGCCTAAAATATCTTTGACATATTCAAGACACTGAGATTGCGCATTGATAACTGAATCAATGTCATCCTTTGGAAGCTCCATCATAATCAGATTAAAGCGGTAAGTCATTTGGCCTTTACCTAACGAGTGGTTAGTTGGCTGCAAGAATGCATAAGGGTAGTTGGTATCGTATTGACCACGTGGCACTTTGATTTCGCTCAAAGGACCATACCCTGCAGTCTTGATCATCTTGTGGTTAGAGATGATTGCGAAAAAATCATCGAGAACGTTTTTGTAAGTCATACTTTCGTTTTACTTGTTCGAGTTGCTGTTTTGCAATCTCATTCTTTTTCCAGGTTAGGAAGTTTAGGGCTTCCTTGTACGGTCTAGCAGTCACGAGACCAATGTTTAAGAATTGATGGTCTGCAAGCATTAGTATAGCTTCGTACCACATCAACTGTATATTATGTATTTCGATTTTTTCATTGGCATCTTGATTGCCCTTGATTTCGAAAAACTCATCATGTTCCTTGTAAACTAGTTCGCGCCATTTCGCTACAGCGACCAACGCAGCCCACACTCTTTTAATACTTATGTGTGCTGCTGTTCCTATCGGCATATCATATAACTTAGTTACAAGGTCCACAACGTGTTTTGTAAGTCCGTCAGCAATGTAAAGGTCAATATCTACAAAGTCACCCAACGTGAAAGCATCAAAGTCTTTAAGGGCATACACCCCATTCTGTTTGTTCAACGTTTCATCGGCGGGCAGCAGAGACACACAGTATGCAAAGATCAAATTAAAGGTATCGTCGTCTAAGAGGTTTAATTCTTTGATCGGACAATTTGAAATCGCCGACACAAAGGGTTTTAGGTTCTTTGCATCTTCAATGTCCCAGGCCATAGCCGATTGAAATGTTTGAGCATCCAGTTCATTTGGTACTTCCCATTTGTTAGGTCCTATTTGAAAGCTGAATTCCATACTTATTAAGATATACTTGTGTGAAGGTCTGAAGTTTCGAGTATGAGTTGCGTCGTTAGAAAGCGACTCATACGTATTATAATTATTAATATAATTATTGTTAGCCCTTGGGGATATACCTTTCAGCCCCAGGGGATATACCTTTTAGCCCCAGGGGATATACCTTTTAGAGTATCAAAAGAAACTATTTGAAAAAAAGTTGCCCGTATATTTTTTTATGTCGCCAGGATTTCGTATATTTACATATAACAATTAAGAATAGCAACATGAACTATCAAACACAAAAGATGATTTCTAAAATCAATGCCTTCAACAAACAGATGAATGCAAAGCAATTTACTCAACCTACGCTTGTTGACCAGGAAACCCTTTTAAGCGTTGTAGAAAACAACGACAGCGAAGCACTTGCAATGATTGTCACACACAAACTATTTAAAGAAATGCAAAGCGAACTCCCTGGTGAAAGCTTGTATATGCAGACCCACTATTATAAGGATGGCATCTTTAATGCTACCAATATTTCCATGACCAAAGCTTTTACAGAATATCTGTCTAACAAAGCAAACTACCGCTACAACATCATCAGCGAATCTGGCACTTACCAAGTTGAGATTTATGCTATCAATGAAAACACGATTTGCTTGAATCACATCGGAGCTCCTATCGGATCTGGAATGGGCACTGAGATTATGAGCCGCTTGATGGACATCGCCGACGAGCTTGGTATTAACATTACCTTGGTCCCTACTTGGTTATCTAAAACCACTTTGATGGATGCCTTCAAAAATACTATTCGCTTGCGCGCTTGGTATGCAGCCCTCGGCTTTAAAGCTGACCGCGGAGCTTACATGACTTACAAAGCTAACTAAAATTGTTAGTAACTTGACTAAAAAAAGTTGCCCGTATATTTTTTTATGTCAAACTTATAGCGTATATTTATATAGTTAATGAATGAGAGTAATCAAAAAAACAAAAACAAAATGAAAAACACAAACGTAGAACAAGTAAAAGAACTTTTAAGCAACGTTGACCCACAAACCTTGATGTATGCAATTTCTCAAATGAATGAGATTTATGTGCCTCAGTGTTATTTCGGCGACCATGCCGAATACTATGGCTTCGAGAGTATCAAAGAAATGAAAGAGATGGGTGATGCACATGAGGCGTATTGTTACATTGATGAGATGATGAAATACGTATCCACTACAAAATAATCTGTAAACTAAAATCAAAATGAAAAAGCACAATGTTTTACTAGCCTTTATTACTAAAGAAGAAATTATTAACTGTCTAACTGAAGAAATCGCAGGTATGAAATCTCGCGGACAAAAAACAGTATGGCCTTTCTGGCACTACAACCAAAATATGTTGCAGTATGCAGATACTAATGCTCAGTTCCGAATTATTAAAAATACGTGGGCCATGCAAGGATTTAAGTTTTCAGAACGTCGTGAATACCCTGAATTTGCTAAAGAGATCGGAGCTCGCTCAGTCAGTGCGCACATTTGGAAGAATGATCGCAAAAACGAACACAATAGTGAACCAATGACTGAAAGTCTATCAATCATGATGGGTTATATGAATGCCGGTAATGAGGCCGTCACTTGGGAAATTAACTTGTAAAACTAAAATCAAAATGACAATAATTGAAAATCAAAAAGCAAAACAGACTTGGACAAAAGCAAATCGATTTAAGTTAGTTATGGCTGGTGGTAATGGATTTACACGAGGTTCAACTTATCGTAAATATGTTGGTAAAAAGTATCTAACTGTAAAATTTAGTGTACCCGAGTATGATTACCATGATCACTCTCAACCTAATATTACATTTACGTACGGTGATCACACTAAAACTCTTTTGTTTCCACTACATACTCAAATGACAAATGCAGAATTAGTCATTGCTGCTTTGCAACAGTCTTTAGAATGGTGTGTTGCTATTAGAGTTAATCCTAAAGCAGTTGCACAAGAAATTATATATATGACTTGTTTTAATGAAATGACAAACTAAAATTGTTAGTAACTTGACTAAAAAAAAGTTACTAATACTTTTTTATGTCAAATACTTTTCGTATATTTATATAGTTAATGAATGAGTAATCTTAAAAACAACAAAAAAATGACAAAGCAACAAATCGCTAACGAATGGGTAGAATGGACTAAAGCTAACTTCTACCACGAACAGTATGGTGAATCGCAAAGCTATGCACCTATCTCCGATGCTCAATGGAACACCTTTGGTTACATTATGAGTTATCACACTGAAACCTGGTCCGACCCGTGTCCCAATGGTACCGAAGAACGTATGTGGTATCGCGCATTCGCTACTATGATTACAGTTGGTAAAGATGGCACTAAAAAGATTGTGAGTGACTTCATTGATAAACAACCTTCTTTAATGTCTGTTAGCCATCAAATCATTCAACTTATTTGTTGGTCTGATGTAATCTTTGAATCAAATTGTTAGTAACTTGACCAAAAAAAGTTATCCGTATATTTTTTAGTGTCAAATACTTTTCGTATATTTATATAGTAACAATGAGGGTAACCTCGCTAAAATAAAGTAACAATGAAAGCACAAACAGTAAACACCCAAATCCAGAAAGCGTTCAACCTTAAGAGCGTACCATTCCAACAAGTAAACAACTATTCAATGTGGGATAGTTACGGTCACTTTTACTTCAACATCGTTATGTTAGACAAGCAAAGCTTCAAAGCCGCGGCGCTCGAGGGTACGTACTACCATTTTAGCTTAGAAATGCTAGAAGATAAAATGTGTCTGAGTATGGAACTTGACCGTTCATGGGTTGATAAAGATGGTGTAACACACGAAGAAGAACTTATGAACTACTGTGAGGTGTTACCTTACAGCAAAGAAGGTATCAATGAGTTTAAAACACAACTTAAAGCTTTCAGTGTGAAGGCCACCAAGTTCTCAATGGCTCAGATAAAAGACAAGTTCTTATCTCACACTTTACAAGTACTATAAATAAAATGGAAAATCAAGTATTAAACCCAGAAGCAAACATTAATTATCTTGAATACTTTCAAACAGATGAGTTCATAAACCTTTCATTCGATGAACAGTTCAAGTACCTCGAAACATATTGTAAATACATTACACCATATACCCATCTTCAAGCAGAGCTTCCATACATTTCATTATGGAAAGACCGTAAACAACACTATGATTGGTTTCCTCAACAACACAACGTTAGCATTAGCTTTGGATTGTGTACCGTTAGAGATGCGTATACTGGTACTTTTAAAGTAATGGATAAAGGTTGCTATATTGAACTTTATACCAATGAGAATATGATGATGAAACACTACAATCGTATTTATGAGTTGTTGCAACGTTTCGAAACTGAAAAATGGGTGACTAAATAATAAGAATCTAAACTAGTTAAAACCGGGGGTTTCGTTTTGTTTGATTACAGTTAGGGTTAAATACCCAAGGGTGAGTTTCCGGTCTCACCCTTTTTTATTACCTCTTGGTACTCATCCCACAGATCTTCTTGTACCCAGTTTTCTTTCTTAACCATTATGTAGTCACGGATGTCTCGTTCTTTGGGATATGGTAGAGGTTTTGCTTTATAATTCTGTTTGCCGCTTCTCGATTTATTTCTTCTACTGTTATCATTAAAATAAGGTCATTACCTTCGGGGTTTAACGTAGTTGTAAGTTCCGAGTGTCTTGTTTTTCTTGCGGTTCCAGTTTGCAAGGGCTGTTGCAATAATGGTATCGTCATGTCCCGTTGGTGGGTGCGTATAACGAATGCTACGGGTCTTTGCATTATATTCGTAAGTGAACACAGTCATCTCAGAGTAGAGTGCCCAGAATAAGTCCTGGCTTGGTATCTTAAGAGTGTTCTCATTGATGTCCAGGATCATTCCCTCGATGATTTCATTCTTCGAAGTATTGGTAGTTGTAAAGGGATGGGTGTCAGGCCATTCTTTCTTCAACATTTCAAAAATAGGGTCACCCAGACCGTTAATTTCCACTACCACTGTAGCGTTCCATTTACGGACTCGATTTAAGATGTCTTTCACCATCTGTGACCACTCCATTTGGTTGTTCCTATATATGTCTACTATTTTACCTGAGGCATCCATAAACGTGGCCACAGTCCAGTCCTGGGCTCTGCCAATATCTACGCCGCAGTAGACCTTTCCTGCAGGAGGCGTCCAAGCTGGGAAACAGTTCTTGTCGATGTCTGTGAATACCTCACCACCTGAATCTATAAACTCTGCGAGGTACTCTTGGCGGAATACCGCTTCAGGTAGTGTGCGCTTAGCTTCATCGATCTCTGATGGATTGATGAACGGTGTCTCATATGAACTTGCAGTATACGATTTGTAATCTGGGTACTCTGGGGATTGGCCCATTAAGAAAAGTTCGTAGAAGAGTGTCTTGCCTTTGGGTGTTGACAGGAAAAGGCATTTGCGACCTCGCACTAGTAGCGTAGGTTTGATGGCCTCTGTCCAGGCCTCTGGCTTCATGAATGCAAATTCATCAAGGCAGGCGAAATCTACAGTTTCCCCTCGGATGTTATCATAGCGTTCAGCTGAACGGAAGATAATGCGGGTGCCCGTCTTTAGTTCAAGTTCGTTAGATGAAAAGTTGTTTGAGGCAACAATCCCACTCTGTGCAATCGCTGCATACAGTTCCTTGTGTACCTTCGCCGCTTGGGCATACACGGGACTCACGAACATAATCTTGCACGGACCATAGTTGATCGCCCAGTACAGCATAAGGTTCATCGCAAGCATGGTCTTCCCAACTTGGCGACCACACGACACTACATGGTATTTCTCCTGGCCCTCCAGTACACCAGCTAAAATCCTCTTCTGAAGACTTGTTGGTGTAAAGCCAATAAAGGTTTTGGTTTGGCTCATTCTTCATCGGTTTCATCAACGTATTCGCCATGCACTTTTGCGCTTGATGGGTGGTTATTAAAGTAATCGAATACGCTGCCCTGCTCGTCGCCTGGGTCACTCACATAATAGTCGTCACAAAAGATTTCGTTTTCCATAAGTTATTTACCCTGGCCGCGGTAGCGTTTAGCAGGTTTGTTTTTCTTTGAGTGTATGCCTGGGCGCTTCTTGCGAGGTTTGCCCACTAACTTGATTGCGATGCCCTTTTTCATAGTTCGTCAATATTGAAGTCACCACTACCTGGTTCCTCTTCTTCGGTTCCGTTAAACTTGAACTTAACGTTTTTGAAAAGGTCTTCACCGCCTTTCCCCGTGATTTCTTGACGGGCTAGCGTAGGTATAAATCTTTCAGAAACTTTAATCATAAGATCCATTGCTTTTTGTGGATCCGTTTCAGCAACTCTCATAATCCATTCCTCATAGTATGGAATGTTATTTTCAAGTAATTGAGCCCATGCCTCACGCAGTTCTTCAGTAATTCTGTTAGATGCACCTTTTGGTCTGCCTGGTCCTCCTGGATGTCCTTTCTCGAATGGCATATATTATTTTATATTATTTTTATACTATAAGATATACTTACTATTAAATTTAATCTAGATAAATTTGATTTCTAACAATGCGGCCAACTATTGTAGTGTTTATGTTATATTCCTTTGCTAACTTTGCAATCATACCATATTTTTTTACATACTTCGAACGAATCTCGTTTGCTAATTCCATTGTTATACTTCTGGTAGCTTTACCACCGCTACTAGAAATTCTAAAAGCTGTGTCTTTATCGATGTATGGGATTCCACCAGTACGTGTGCCGTTTCTATTTAAGCTCTCCTGTATTTTTAATTGTGTTTCAGGGCTAGGTGGTTTTAAGTTTTTAATACTAACCATATAGTGAGAATTGTCAACAGGATATCCATATTGTTTTTGTAGTTCAATTTCGCGATCGCCAGCTAGCCAACCATCTTCGTGTTCTTCAAGGATTTCCCATTCTGTAAAACCTTGTACTCTCATACGCTGCTTTATATTTTTAGTGCAGCCAATTTTAACTCCTGGTATGTGATAAATATAATGCATATTAATTAAATTTTGCGTGCTTCTCAATAGCTTTTCTAGCGTTGTAGAGACAGCGGCCGCAAGAACTTGGTTTGTGTTTGCCAGGTTCGTAAAAGTTTGCTATACTGAAGATATCTGCGGTCTCGCGCGAATCTGGTTTCTTGTTATATGGTGTGAAGAGTTTTCTGTTGGCCACCAACCAAGCGTCTACTAATTCTTGTGTCATAGTCTTTGGATTAATCTGTATATTACTTCTGAGGTTACCCCAGTCATTGCTGCAGCTAAGAAACCGTCGTTGCCGTATTGGATGACTAACGGGAATAGTGAAAGCCAGAAGCCCATACATAAGTTACAATTAAACGGCTTAAAGTTGATCTCTAAGTATTGGAAGATATCAACCATTAGGTGTGCGAGGGCTGCTAAGCCAAGGATGTTAAAAATCATAGTTTAGTTTTTATTTTTACAGTTATCGAAATGCCATCTTTTCATAGCGTTCCCACCTACCTTACCGCAATGTGGGCATTCCATAGTTTTTTGTGTTTTGCCTTTCCATTGACTTCCCAATCTAGACATGTGTCCGGATTCTTTATTTGTTTGGCCACCTTTTAATCCGCCCTTGCTACAAACTTCAAAAGTTCCGAATGGTGAGTTTTTACCACCTCTTACACGGTCTTCGTGTGTTAAGTGATGTCTTACAGTTTTTGAGTACTTCCCATTGACCGGGTAATTGTACTGTCTTTGCAACTCAACTTCTCTAACCTCGGCTACCGCTTCATCTTCGTGTTCTTCTAGAATTTCATACTCTTTGAAACCTTGCTGTCTAATACGAGATTCTATATATTTAGTCATGCCAATCTTAACGCCTGGTATATGATAAATTTTATAAGTCATAATCAATGTTCCTTTTTTTAAGTTCTGATAATATGTAAAGTTTCGCGTCTTCTACCGCATTTGAAATTGAGGTTCTTGGGATTCCGGTCTCGCGGCTTAGTTTACTAAAGTTCGGTGTATCCAACCACATTTTGAAAAGGCGACCTTTATACCACAATGATTTATTGTCGATTTCCATCTCTTCTAAAATTCCGGTGATTGCTTCTACCATAAAATCTTTTTGGAAATCATAGTCTGAGCGGACGATCCCTTCGAGGCGCACTAAGAATTCTTCTTCTGTAATGTTCTTCTTACGGTGACCAATATCCGCGCGGTGGGCCTTGTAATATCGAGTGAACTCTGATTTAGCTCCATGCCACGAATTTCTCATAATTGCAAGAATGAAACCACGGCAATGCCCGAAGCCGGGGTCCGCAGTTTCTTTCTCAATAATCTCTTGAAGTCTTTTGTGCGTCAAGAAAGTTTCAATCGCATAGTGTGCTAGGTCTTCTGATAGTTCATCACTCTTGGTAATGTTTTGTGCCCACTCTATTATATTTGGATAGTTTTTATTTATCCACTGTTCTACTGACATCTTTCTTCTTTCTTTCTTTAATCTCCCACTGTTCATCAAGTTGAATGATGTAATCACGGTGGAAGCGGAAAGCTCTTTGCACATTCATAGTTTCGCGAATGCCGAATTCTGAAACGGGATTGTGCGCTAAAGTTCCTAGGAGATACCACCACATAGCTTCGAGGCGGGGCTCCGTAATTTCTGTAGACGTTAACGGTTCTTTCGCTAACTCTGGATTTGTTAATCCATTTGCCCACTGGTTTCTAATGTACTTAGGGCGTACTCCGATATTGTTGTAATCTAAGAATACCCAGTCATACATTTTGAATAGGTTGGGATACCGCTTTTTAGTCCATGCTCTTGTGGGATCCCATCGTTCGTGTAGGTTCAAGAGTGTTCTCAAATCAAGAGATACGAAGAAGAGATAAGTATCGGATTCTACTTGTGTATATATTTCACTTAGATACGCTGCAAACAACTTTTCATTATCGCTTAAACTCTCAATATCAACCAGCGTGTGAAATCCTTCGTTAATTTTTATAACCATCCTTTTTTTTTACTTATCTCTTCTAGAGCCGCAACTCCTTCGTAGTTTTCAACTTGAATCATATCCCTTTTTGTTTGTTCAACGAAATCTACAAGGGTACCCTCGAATTCGTCTATTGATATCAGATGGAAATACAGGTCTTCGATTTGTTTAGAAAGTTTCTTCCTATACATTGCTTTCCCAATCTCATCTGCTTCAAAGTAACTGAACATAATATTATATGTATCTCTGTTAAAAAGTTTACTATTATATTATTTATTTTGAAAGCCAGCTTTGTATGCAGCAAGCTCCAGGTCGTCATAAATCAATCCTGCACACATTTTAATGAAATGCGCGTGGATTGCCTCACACTGACGAATGAGTGCAACACGCTCAGCCCTAGCATCCTTACGGGCCGTTGGGCTTTTGTGGTTTAAGATTACATCGTCGAGGAACTCGATAGCGTCTTGTAGTCTGTTTAGTTTGTCAGCCATTGACTTTCCAGCTGAGTAGTAGAATTGTTCGTTTCTTTTATCCATTACATTTCAATTGTTGGTTCGTTAATATGTGATATATTGGTTTCTTCTAAAGTGTGATCGGCACGCCAAATAAAAGAACGAAAATCACCTTCTTTAAGATTTCCATATTTTTGTTTTTGAACATGCAATGTAAAAGTACCAAGAATTCTTAAAGGGTCTCTATAATCAACTTGTAAAGAATCTGTGGGAATTTGTTTCTTACTGATTGACCAAACATAGTTAGCATGGTGCATTGCTTCATAAGCTCCTGCAACATCTGAAAGAGTTGGCGTTTGATTTTTCCTAATCATTGCATTGCTAGATTCTCTGTTCAGCTGAACCGAAGTAATCACAGCTACATTTTGTTTCATAGCCAATTGCTTTAACTCTTTAAAGATTGATCCAATGCGTTCGTACTCTTTATCTATTTTGTTTTTATTTTTAGTTTCTACAAGTTTACCGTAGTCAATAATAATAACATCAATTTCTCCTTGAATTTCACGGTGGCGTTCGATATACTTTTCAATCTTATCAATACCAATACCTGGCCATTCAACTACAAAGAATTGACCCAATTTTAATTCAGAAGCCATTCTATTGTATTCTTCACCTATTGATTGGAATCCATCTAATGTACGGTCTCTATATTCTTTCTCTGTGATGTTTAAAGTGTTTTGGTATACTCTTCGTATAGTATCACTGTAGGGTTCCTCCTGGGCCAAATAAAGCACGTTTGCACCAACCTTAAGAAGTTCATATGCCATCCAGCTTTTGATGATTGTTTTACCACCATTTGTAGTTGCAATGAAAGAGTATAGTACTTTCTTTTTAATAGGCACTTCATTGTTTCGGAACCAATCAATATGCAGGTTAATCTCATCAAGCTCTGCAGATTCAAGTGCTTCCCAGTTTAGGGCGTTTACAGGTTCTGCCCAAGTCTGATCCTTTTCTTCTCTTAGTTCATCAAGGCGTCTGAAAAGACGAGCTTTGTCCTTTTCATTCTCTTCACCCAAAAGCATCAATTGTTCCATCACTTTGAACTGAGCTCGTGTTCTAAGTCTAAAGATTTCAAGGTCTACTTCTGCGTGATCAAGCTCGGGCGCATCTACGATGGCCCTCACCAAACCCGCGAGCGCTTCGGTCTGCGCCGATGTTTCGCGCAGTTCATTCACTACCGATTTCATTGTCGGGTCTGTGATGGCTTTTTGTTTGTTCCAGGTCTTGATGATATCCATTTCTAATCCATCAAGTACCTCGTGTGGAATTCTATTTAGTGTAGCCCCGTCTTTGAAGCCAGCTTTAATTAGTGCTAGTCTACTCATTTCTTTGTGTGTTGTTTTAATATTGTTTCCCAGTATAGTGTGTCTTGTGTGTTTTGTTTCATTTCAGGGGGAGAGATCAGGGAAGGAGCGTCGTTAGAAAGCGACTTACCTGTATTATAATAATTATCATTATTATTGTTAGCCCCTGGGGCTATACCTTTGCTCCCCTGGGGATATACCTTTTTGCCCCTGGGGACATACCTTTTTGCAACGTAGCGACGAGGAATATTACCTTTCCTACTGTACTCGCGAGTGCATTTGATAAGTCCAGCTCCTACCAAACCCTCCAATGCATCTTTAACCGTGCTAGGTTTCCAGTTCCATGAGTTAGCAAAAGCGGTAGAATGGAAATCAGCATAGCCGCGTTCTTTTGTCCAATGTACTATGAAGCACAAGGCAACCCAGCTTGCGGTTTGCTTAGACCCCTTAAGAGTTAGTATATACTCGTCTTTTAACAAGTCGTGATTTATTGAATAGTTCATTTTAATTGGTATTGTTTTATAGCATTATTATATCCAAACTGCCAACCTTGTTTAACAATAGTTTCTATGAGACCCCCGCCGTTAGTGCCTTTGTATCGAACACCCCATTGATTTTGAGCCATAGCTACTGCAATGTTTTCTGCTAAGTCAACCTTCCAGCAATTCTTTCCAAAATCAAACAACCACATATGTGCACCCGTTTCCATATAAACACTGTAAGACATTTTGTTAGCTTCAGCCGTCCAACGGTTTGCAGTTTCAAACTTTGTTAGATTAGAAACATGGTCATTAGTACCTGCAACATATGTACTTGGTGTGGGTTCCTTTGGAGGTAAGACTTCAATGTTGTGTTTGGATAGCCATTCGCGCATTGTATCGAACCCAATTCTTTTTTTAATACATACTAACTCCTGAACATTTCCGTTGCTTCTAATGGAGTTTGGCACTCTAGAAAGTTGTACTACAAGTCTTGCACGTCTGTCAGCGATAATGCCATGTTGAAGTAGTGCATCTGCAATAGCTTCCCACCATTGTCTTTGCCATTTAGCAGATTCAATTGGTTCTTCAAACCTAACAATAACATGCACAGACTTTGAACCTGATTTAACCATTGTAGTGTAAGGCAAACCAGACTTGTTAAACATATCTATTTGCTCTTCAATACTGTAACCACCCTCATCCATTTCAAATAGTAATGAAACTATCTTAGTAACATTTTCAGTCTTGCGCCATTCCCTCAAAGGATTAATGCAAAACTTTTCAGCATTTGTATTTAAAAAATAGGGAATAGGATCAATAGGTTTATTGCTTGTAGCATCTGAATTACCAAATGCTACAAGATCCTCATCATCAAAAAGGGCTTCAATAAACTTAAATCTTTCTTCAGTCATTGTTATAACTTCGCTTTAGTTTGAAAACTGATTCAGCGATACCATCGAGTGTAGTAGCTGCTTGCTCTACAGTCAACTCATCATTGTTAAT